GGACATCAGCTGTTCCAGCGTGTATATTAAGAAACTTAAAAACATAAATAGGATATGTGTTATCTAAAACGACAGATGAACTTCCATCTACAAAAGATATTGATGAACTTGAACTAGCAGTTTGTTCTTTTATCAAAGTCATTTTACCTTGTGCTAAATTTCCAGGTGTAGTTATAGCTGATATAGAATTATTATTATGTTTTACTAAACCAAAAGTCATTAGGTTACTCCATATAATTTTATTGTGCCAGAATCTATATTTGCACTTGCAAATTTAAATCTTATTCTTGTTATTGCATTTGTAGTATTAAAATAACCAGATATAAAAGTTTGTCTTGAACCATCACTAGCCATAAATTGTTGTGTAGAGATAAAATGTTTCACAAAAGTTGTATCAGAGGGATCAAATAAGTGTAAAGTGCCTGACATAGAACCATCAGCATCATTATCAACTCCATCTGCTAAATCTTGGAATGATGTACCTTGTGCTTGATCTTGACCTGTTCTGTATGCCAAATCAGTAAAAGTATCAGGCTCATTATGTGTTGTTCTGAAAAAAGTAGATGTTATTGTTTGATTGTAATTTGTATTTGTGCCTGTATCTCCTTGAAATTTAAAATAATCATCTGAACTATTTGGGTGTATATTTATAAACTTAAATATATATTCTTTATATGTTGAATCTATCCCTGAAGTAAAATCTATTGTAGCTGAACTTGATGCAGTTTGAGTAGATATTAAATTAAGACCCCCACCTGATACTGAAGCTGGAAGTGCTGTTACTGCTGAAAGAGAATTGTTTTTAGCAAAGAGTAGAGCCATGTTATGCTCCCATCAATGCTTTTATTTCATCGTCATCAAGACCTAAGTCTTTTAGCTTTTGTTTGCCTGATGCTTTTTTATTTTGTTCTTCTGCGTCAGCATCTTTTAACTCTTGTATCTTTGCATTAACATCAGCTTCACTTGGCATCGTTGCACCATCTTTAATAATTTTTATGTACTTATATTGCATACGATCTTCATTTGGAATTACATTTCCATTGTCATCTTCTTTTTTCCAACCATACCAATCGCCACCATTGAAAGTTGCTAGTGCTAATTGAAAGTAATCTTTATTCATTTTATGTATCTCCTAACCTTATAAATGTAAAATGAGTTCTATTTTCACTTGTACTACCATGAACTGCCGTACCACTACTTATATCTTCAACTGCAAATCTTACTTTCACATTTGAAGTATCTGTAACATCAACAAAGGTTGATGCTGTACCTGAATCCATACCATTTCCATCTCTACTAATTACAGCTCTTGAAACATTTGTATATGATGAATTATTTGTTGTAACTTGTACATATAAATATATGTCATCATTAGTGTTTGGATAACCAGCTAAAGTAGTTTCAACTTTATATATTCCTGTTAAAGGAAAAGTAAAAACTCCTGAAGATTCTGACATTCCTGAACCAATATATGCAAACCCTGTACTATCATTTCTTTCTAAATTTGACGTTATTGGGTTTTGGTCTGATGTAATATTCGCAGTAATTCGCCATTGGTCAGCCATTGTAATACCCCCACCAGCATCATCAAAAGATAATTGACCTATTCCTGTTGTACCTGACCCTGATACAGAAGCTACTTTTAAAAATTTATCTGCTGTAACATTTCCTGTGGGGAATTTTAAAGTGTAGCTCTGCGAACTGCTATGTGCTGGAGATTGTAATTTTATTCCATGACTATTTTGTTCACAGTTTAATTGTAAAGTTCCAGGAGTAGTGTTATCTCCTTTTATTTGTAATCCAGCCGCAGATGAAGTTGATACAAAGTTTGCTTTAGCATCTGTAACTGTAGAATCTGATGGTGTTCCTATATCAAGAACATTACCAAGTAACATTATAAAATCTATGACATCTCCTGTTGCTAAATTAGATGCAAAAGTAATTGTTGAACCTGAAACTGTAAATGATGAGTTTGGCTTTTGTAAAATACCATTCAAAGATACCAACATATGATTTGCAGACTCAGGAGTTACATTAGTTGATGATACTTGCATTGTATAAGCCGCTTGTCCATTGACTACACTTATTGCATCACAAACTTGAAAATTTCCTACTATTGGTTCTTTTCCTATATACATCTATAATATCTCCTATGAAATTCCATAAAGTTTAAATACACCAGCATCAACATTTCCTGATGAAAAAAAAAACTGAATACCATTTACTGCTGTTGTTGTTGTCCAAACTCCACCAGTATTGCAAGTTGATGATCTTCCTGAATTATCCATGTTAGAAGCTAAAATGTTAAAACTTGTGCTAAATGTACTACTTGATGGATTGCCAATATATACAATGCCATTTCCACATTCATTATTTGCATTTCCAAAAGTAATACCACTTACATATAATTTATCATTTCCTGTATTAACAGTTAATCCCTCTGACCCATTATCTCTTAAACAATGAGAAGAATATCTATAATTACTAGAGCTATCAAAACTAGAGCCACCATCTGTACTAACTCTTATTTGTAATAAAACATCATCAGTTGCTGGGTGAACATTACTATAAATTACTGCATAGTTTTGATATGTGCTGTCCATTCCAGTAGTAATATCAACTGTTGATGATGATGAAGCTGTTGCTGTTTGTAATAAGTTCCACGATCCACCACCAATCAAACTAGCATCTAATCTTTTTAAAACTCCACCATCACTAATTAAAAACTCATCTGTATCTGCTGGTGCAGTTGCTAAAGCGTCAAAACCTGAAATAGCAGTATCGCCAATGTGTGTATTATTGATTATGTCTGCCGCAATATCAGAACTTGTTAAAGGTGCTGGTGTTGGAGTTTTGCCAATATAAGCCATTTATACTCCTATGTTATTTCTAATATTGATAATGTTGCGTCTAATTTTGCCGCTACTGAACAATCTATTTTTAAAACATCAGTTGCTTGTAAAACATATTTGCCACCTGATAAAACTTCTAATGAACTTCCAGCTGGTATTGTTACACCATCAATTAATTTTACTGTTTCGTTTGTTTCTGTATCTGATGTATCTGATACTAATTGAACATCTGCTGTAACTGTTGTTGTGTGAACATTACAAAGTGTTAGTCCAATTACAATAGTTTGAGTAGATGATGGGCAAGTGTATAATGTTAATGGTGTGCCTGATGATGAGGGCATAGCCGCATTTGTTTTTACTTTAAAATTATTTGCCATATTTTCCTATCCTAATGCGATTGCTAATGCCGCCGCTTGTGGGTCAGTTTCAGATATAGTCCCTGTAACTGACATATTACTTGATATTGCATTTGATGAAATATTAACTTGTAATAGTTCAACATTATCAGAGCCGTCGTTCATCATAAGTTTGAGTACTCCTGAAGAACTTGAATCAATCCAAAGTGTCCCCTGTGCAACTGAACCAGGAGCTGAAGTTCCTAAATGCATTGTATTCAATGCACCTAATATATTGTTTAACTCAGTTCTGAAACTTGCAAATCCTTGATTGGCTAAAACTACATCTGATACTTGGCTCATAAATTCCTTTTATTTCATTTTAATTAAGATTTCAAGCCATGTCCTACAACTTGATAATCAAAAGTTCTGCTTATTCCTGTATTACTACTATTATAGAACCTGATTGTAAAGCCTGTTTTAGACTTGCTTGTAATCTGATAATAGTCACCTGAAACTAATCCTTGAGCTGATATTCCTATACTTGGAACTGCATAAAAAGAGTTTGTAAAATTAATTGTTGTTCCTGATGCATTTGAGACAACATCCTCACCTGATTCTGTTCTTTTTTCCATATTTACATTGTATTGCAAAGTATGAACTTTAGCTCTGACCTTATTATTATCACTTGTGATTTTACATTTAAATTTAAAAAAACGACCTTTTAAAGTACTTTGCTGAGCAATCTTTTGAAATGTTGTTATATTTGCTAGACTTGTATTATCTGCTCCAACTAAAACCTCTGCACCACATTGTATTTCAGGACTTCCATCATAAGGCCCTTTAGCATCATCGTGTAAAGTTGCACCTCTTCCTGAGTCGTGTAAATCATATTCATCCTCTGATGACATACCTATTACTGCACCTAAATTTGTATCATAAATAGCATCTAAGCTTAAATCGTTTGCAAATGTATATAATCCTGATGATTGTATATTTGCAGTGAAATTAGTTGGATTAGATGTAGAGTCAGTTCCTCCTAAATCAAAAACACCCTCTGCTGAATCTACATTACCTACTAAACTGTCAACTTGAGTAATTGTGTCTAAAATAAGGACTTTTCTTCCAGCATTATCCTCACTTAATGCAACATTACTATCTCTTGTTCCTAAAAAATCTGCCATTATTCACTCACTGATAAAACATTTGTAAAATTCTGCAATCCTGAAATATTAGTTGATACAATAGATGCGTTGGCACTACTATTACCTAATTTATCAACCGCTTTTATACAAAACGATCCTGTTGCAGAGTTTATAACTAAACTATTTGATTTTCTTCTTACAACCTTTGCTATTGGTGTGCTTTCATTCCAAGTTGCACCACTTGTAACATTTTGAAACCTAACTTCATACCAGGATATATCAAGATCATCAACTGGAGTCCAGGATAGCTCCATTTGATTAGAACCAACCATAGATATAGATAAGTCATCAACATCAGCTGGAGTTTCTGTAGCACCTATAATTTTTCTTGATGCAGATATATAACTTGATGATACACCAAAACTATTAATAGCTTTTACCCTTACATCGTAAGTAATATCATCAACTACATTTATAAATTCATGATTTAATTGAGTTCCACTTGAAATAATTTTAAAATCTGACTCAGTACTTTTTTTAGCTTCAACTTGATAGTATTGAACAAACTTATCTGTACTTGCACCAACTAGTATATTTAATCTCGTTAATACAACACCATCTGCATACTCAATAAGTTCATCTGTTAAAGTAACAGAAGCGGGTGGTTGAATAACAAATGGATTAGGTAATGTTGTTGATGGAGTACTTGATACCTGGCCCTTTGTTGCAAAGGTATAAAAACTATCTTGGTGTTCTACTAAAGTTAAACTGATAGTATAATCTTCATTAAAGATCATAGATAAAACTCTAAATGCTTTATTAGAAAAACCCCCTT